CGAACACCCCAGCCCGAGACCTGGCCGCGCTCTCCCGGCGTCAGCTTGAGATCGGGCGCGAGATCGAGGCCATTGTGGTCACCGAGGACGAGGATCATTCGGTGGTTGTGAATGCCGACGACGAAGTCTGGGACGGCACCGGCTACTGACCGCCGGCCACTTTCCGAAGTGGCCCGGCATGTCGTTGCTCCTGAGCAAATCGCGTCTACTGAGTGGCCTGCAGTAAGCGCCACCTGTCTCCGCCTCGGGTGGGGCTTTGATGGATGGCAGCACGGCGCGGGCAAGCTGATCCTGGCGAAGCGAGCCGATGGAACCTATGCCGCAGACACGACGTGTATCAGTATTCCGCGCCAAGCAGGGAAGACGTACCTGATCGCCTGCATCATCTTCGCGCTCTGCTTGCTCAGGCCTGGCCTAACGGTGATCTGGACGGCGCACCGCAAGACGACTGCCCGCGAGACTTTCGACCAGTTCGATGGCATGGCGAAGCGGCCTAGGGTCGCAGCCCACATCCGCCAGGTGCTTCACGGCAAGGGCGACGAGGCGATCCACTTCAACAACGGATCACGCATCCTGTTCGGCGCTCGCGAGTCGGGTTTCGGGCGCGGGTTCGCCGGAGTCGACATCCTGGTCTGCGACGAGGGCCAGATACTTCCGGAGTCCACACTCGAAGACCTGGGCGCGACCCAGAACACGGCACCGAATCCGCTGTTCTTCGTGATGGGAACCCCACCGCGTCCGAGGGATGCAGGCGAGTTCTTCACACTGCTACGGCAGGAAGCTCTAGATGGCGAGTCGGACTCAACGCTCTACATCGAGACGAGCGCCGACCGTGGAACGGACCCGCTCGACCCGGAGCAGTTGCGTAAGGCGAACCCGTCATACCCGCACCGATCGTCTCACCGGGCGATGCTGAGGCTTCGGAAGAAGTTGAAGTCTGACGACTCCTGGAACCGTGAGGCTCGTGGCATCTGGGACGAGATCTCCAAGCAGTTCTCCCCGATCAACGGCGCACTCTGGGCGGACGGTGTTGACGCCGGCCCAGTCGATTCAACGAAGCCGACCGCTCTGGGTGTCGACATGTCCCACGCGCGGGAAATCTCCATTGGCGCGTGCTGGATCGAGGCGGACTCGGCACACGTCGAGGAAGTCTGGGCGGGCACCGATGAGCCTGCTGCTATCGAGTGGATCGTGAAGCGTGCTGGTCGGCGACTTCCGGTGGTCATCGACTCGATGTCCCCGGCTGGGTCGATGATTCCGGTCCTGAAGGCGCGAGGCGTGAAGGTTCATGCCGGGACCGCGGGCGACATGGCGAAGGCGTGCGGATCGGTGGTGGCTCGCCTGATGGCCCAGCAGCTCACGCACGCGGATCAAGAAGCCTTGAACGAGGCTCGCGAGGGTGCTCGCAAGCGTCCCATCGGTACCTCGGGCGGTTGGGGCTATGACCGCCGCGACCCGTCTGTGAACATCGCGCCTCTGGTCGCGGTGACGCTCGCGGTCCTGGGTGCCGCATCAAACAAGCCTGCTACTGGCCGGGTCGTGACTGTATGAAGGGAGGCGTCGGGTGCTCAGTCCTGATGAGGTAGTCGACGTCACCCGCGACCTGTGGAAGCGGCTCCAGTGCGAACTCCCCGAGCATGACCGGGTGCGCGGGTACGCGCTAGGGCGTCGGGGTGTTCCTTCGATCCCGGAAGGCGCTGGCGACGAGCTAGCCGACCTGGCGCGTCTCTCGGTGATGAACGTCCTCAAGCCGGTGGTTGACGCCTTCTCCTCGATCTCGGTCGAGGGGTTCCGTTCGCCAGCCGATGAAACGAATGGCGACGTCTGGGATCTCTGGCAGGCCGACCGGCTCGACGCGCGGCAGTCGGAGGTCTACCGACCCGCGGTCCAGTACGGCAGCGCCTACACGGTGGCGTTGAAGGACTCGACCCGTATCAGGTCGCCGCGGCAGATGATCGCGGTCTACACGGACCCGAGCATGGACCTGTGGCCGATCTACGCGCTCGAGCACTGGATTGACCACAGCGGGACGAAGCCGGTTCGCCGTGGTTTCCTGTATGACGATGAGTTCGCGTACCCGGTGAGCCTGGGCAACGCCGGTATCCGGGTGCGGCGTATCGACGGCGACGAGTTCTCCCAGCAGTCGGTGCGGATCGGCTACGAGCCGGGCACGGAGACCGCGCACGGTGGGGCGGTTGATGGCGAGGCGGTCTGTCCTGCGGTCCGGTTCGTGAACGACCGCGACACCGAGGACTGTGTGATCGGCGAGGTTTCGCCGCTCATCACGAACCAGCGCGCTATCAATGCCGTGAACTTCGACCGCCTGGTCGTCTCGCGGTTCGGCGCGTTCCCCCAGAAGTACGCGATCGGCTGGGCAGCGTCGTCCTCGGATGAATTAGCGCGCGTCTCGGCTGCCCGGCTGATGGCCTTCGATGACGAGAACATCAAGGTCGGCGACTTCGCCCAGGCATCCGTCGAGGGGTACAACGCGATCCTGGGTGAGATGAAGGTGCACGTCGCGAAGACTGCACACGTCCCGGTCGGCGCCGTGGTCGAGTCTGCGCAGAACGTGGGCGCGGACACCATCGCTGCCCTCGACGCGCCCTACCAGGCGAAGCTCGATGCGAAGCGCCGTTCGTTCGGCGAGTCCTGGGAGCAGCACTTGGCGCTCAAGGCCGCAATGAACGGCGTCACGGTTCCCGATGACGCCGAGGTGGTCTGGGACACCAGTGAGGCGCGGTCCTTCGCCCAGGTCATCGACGGGATCTCCAAGCTGGTCGCTGCGGACCCCTCCCTGCTGCCTGAACTCTTGCAGGACATCCCAGGCTGGAATCAGCAGCGGGTAGACGCAGCACGGGCGGCGCTGCGCCGCGGGGCGGGTTCTCGCGTCCTGAACGCGTTGCGCGGTGCGGCTAGCGCAACGGGGGCCGCTGATGACAACCAGCCTCCAGCTGCGTAGCGATATCGCGCTGCTGAACAAGCGGATGTCCGCCGACATTCGGAAGTTGTTCCACCAGTCCTCGGACGACACGCTCACGGCCCTGCGCGACCTGCTGCCTTCCGTCATCGACGGCTACGGCCCGGTTGCCGCCAGCATCGCAGCGGACTGGTACGACACCTATCGCGAGCAGGCCGGTGCACCGAAGCGGTTCACGGCCATCCCGGGCGACATCGCCGACTCTGGCACGCAGGCTCTCATTGGCTGGGCGACAGCGACCGCGACGAACGACCAGACGTTCGAGGGGTTCATCCTCGCTGGTTCGCAGCGGCGGATGGCGAACTTCTCCCGGCTGACCGTGACAGGCTCCTCAACCGCTGACCCGAGCGCCCGTGGCTGGCAGCGGGTCGGCGTCGGCGAATGCGATTTCTGCGCGATGTTGCTCGGTCGCGGCGCGGTGTACAGCGAGGCAACCGCGGACTTCGCGGCTCACGACAACTGTCACTGCGGAGCCGAACCAGTTTTCGACTGAAACCCCAGATCCACCCGGCAATACGTCGGGTCTACGCCTACGCGCAGCGGTCAATGCGCGGTTGCAGGAGGACTCGCATGAGCGAGGACAGCACCAGCGCCGAAGAGAAGCCCCCGGAGTTCAAGGCACCCGCCACCCAGGACGAGTTCGACCGCATGGTTGGCGCACGTCTTGAGCGGGAACGCGCCAAGTTCGCCGACTACGACGCGCTGAAGGACAAGGCGTCCCAGTTCGACGCCGCTGAGGAAGCGAACAAAACCGAGCTCCAGAAGGCAACCGAGGCCGCTGTCAAGGCCGAGGAACGCGCCAAGGTCGCCGAACTCACGGCACTGAAGACCAGCATCGCCGCAGAGATGGGCGTTCCGGTCGAGGTGCTGCACGGAACCGATGAGACGTCCATCAAGGCCGCTGCTCAGAAGGTTCTCGACTGGGCTGGGACCACCAAGCGTCCAGCCCCCAAGGTCACCGCCCTGAAGTCGGGTGCCGCTGCGGAAGAAACCAGCGGCATGACCGGCAAGCAGAAGGCGGCCGCCGCGCTCCGCTCCCTGCGGAACGCCGACTAGCCCCCGCGAGGAGTCACCTCGGCGGGTAAATGAAAGGAGCCAGAAATGGCTGACATCACCCGCGCCGAGGTGGCCTCACTCATCGCTGAGGAGTACGCCGGCACCGTGTTCGACGGCGCAACCGAGGGAAGCGCTGCGTTGCAGGCGTTCCCGCACTACAACATGGGCACCAAGACCACGAACATCCCGGTCCTGGCGACTCTGCCTGAAGCAGCCTGGGTCACTGACGTCGACAACTCTGGCGTCAAGTCGACTGCTCAGGTCACCTGGGCCGACAAGACCCTGGTTGCCGAGGAGATCGCGGTCATCATCCCGATCCACGAGAACACTCTCGACGACGCGACCGAGGACGTTCTGGCGCAGATCGCCGCACAGGGCGGTCAGGCCATCGGCAAGGCGCTCGACCAGGCCGTGTTCTTCGGCACCAACAAGCCGGTTTCGTGGACCTCCTCGGACCTGCTCGCGGCTGCCGTGGCTGCCTCGCAGACCTACACAGTGAACCCCACGGCGGGCGCTGATGACCTGTACGGGTCGATCAACCAGGCCTCTGAGGGGCTCGACGATGCAGGTTTCGACCCGATGAGCCTCATCGCCCGCGGTGGCCTGCGGTTCAAGCTGTCGAACCTGCGTGGCTCCGATGGGCACCTGTTGCTCAACGGCGCGAGCTTCAACGGCCTGGACACGACCTGGGTTCGCAACGGGTCCTGGGACTCGGACTCGGCGACCGCGTTCGTCGTCGACCCGGCGAAGGTGCGGATCGGTGTCCGTCAGGACATCACCGTGAAGTTCCTCGACCAGGCGACCATCACCGGCGTCGGGAACCTCGCGGAGAAGGACATGGTGGCCCTGCGCTTCAAGGCCCGGTTCGCCTACGTCCTGGGTTCGGGTGCAACCTCCGAGGGCGCCTCGAAGGTGCCGGTCGC